CATACCGTATGAGTTTGATTAATAATTTCATACGGTAAATTTACTTATAGAGAAAGGGAAGGGGAAATTTTAAGGCTAACGATACGAAACAATTGGGAGAATGTTCGTTTTTAGACAAAAAGAAAGCGTGACTACTAGGGTAATCACGCTGGAACATCATTCAATTATACTTTCAAAATTTCAATATAGCTGCTTCTATTTCTTTTTTGTCAGAATCTTTTACGTTCCTCAAAGCATTCAGGAAAGGTAAAATTAAAGAGTCATCAACCATGAACCAGACTGGATTTTTAAATAATTTTGGGTATCCGGGATCATCTCCATAGCCATTCCATCTCATTGCCATTCTTCTTTCCCCATTTTCCCAAATACCTATCGCTATAGAAAAATCATCATTTTCAAATACAACATTCTCAACCTTAAAATTACTTGGATTTACATCTTTTGCTTTCATTGTACTATCCTCCATTATATTTAATTAATAATCATAACAAATTTATAGCTGCCAGTTCCTCTGTCAGCGCGTTAATACCTTTCTGAATCTTCTCCAACTGCTGTTTACGGGGTTTGTGTACTCCTGCCGCATAATGCCACAACTGGCGTTCATTGATTCCGGTTATCCGGCTCAAAGCAGCTTTGGTAAAGATACTGCTGTAATAGTTGATGAAGGTGGCAGCATCTATCTTGAACTTCAATGTGAACTCTCCCTGCAAAATTTCCACTGGAGCGATGTTCATCTCCTTGCATGAATCCAAGTATAGTTCAACAGCTTCCTTCATGTTCTTCTCGATTTCCTTCACATCGTTGCCAACCGTTATCACCGGAGCACCTTCAATGTAAGCACTAAGATTATTTCCAGCATGTTCTACAATCACTTCTACGGTTTTCATACTGACCTCCTTTTTATCGTTAAACAAAAGAGGCGGGGGCTATTTTAGCCCCGCTTGCCTCAGAATGTTGTAATAAGTGCCTTTCTCAACGCCTTTCTTGCCGTGGTCTGGGACAATCACTACATGGCTACCATCAGTGTAAACCATGTGACTGCCTTTCTGCCTCACGAACCAAAAGCCATTTTCAGTAAGCAGCGTTACAACGTCTTTAACTGATTTGTAGCTCATAGCGTTTAAGACTTAATTACGATGCAAATATAGTAAAATAACGAATAATTACAAAGGAGTATTCATGTTTTTACTATGATAAAGAAAATAGCGATACCTCGAAAGATACCGCTATTCAAATAGTCAATATTTTAGATTTATATCATTCTGTTTTGTATTATCCCCGTAAATATTCTGACTGAATTGTTCTATTCTTCAGATTTGCTGCTGGAACTTTTAAGAGAGGAAAGCTGTTTCTGTTTCTCAATGTCGTTCTTCTGCTTCTCAGCCTGCTCTTCCTTGATGGCTTCAATCTCATCCAGAACTGCATCCACGTTCCCCACAAAGGTGATAGCCCGCTGTTGCGACCAGATTTCACCGTCCTTGGCCTTGATTGCCGTGTCTATCTTGTCTTTGATGTCCTCCAGCTTATACGGCTGCATCTGCACATCCACGTCAATGGTTTCGGAGGCTTCTTCAAGGGTGGAATTCACGGAACCCAACGCAGAGACAAGAAAGTTTACCCGTCGTTGCATGAACTCGCCGACGGTTTCATTCAGGTTCTCCACATTCAGGTGGGTGGACATGAACACATAGTCGAAAGTCACACCGGAAACGGCGTTTCCTGTACCCTTCAGGGAGTCGAAAGAGATTCTGGGCGTATTGGTCAGTCCGTATATCTGACTTAACAGCGTCTCCACCTCAAATTTTACCGTATCGGGCACCTGAGACCAGGTAAGATACTGGGCATTTGCTCCCTGACCGGTCAGCTCGACTACACGATTCTTGAACTCACCTGAGAAATTCTCCACGTTACCAAAAAGCATGAGGATAGGGAAGAAGTGGTAGTCGATACAGTCTGCATAGTTTGAGAGAAGCTTCTCCAGTCTTACACGGAGACTCTTTATCTTTTCACAGTACGCTTCCGGACGGTACATATAAATCACCGGCATCTTCTTGAATCCATGTGCAAATGAGCCTTTGTCAGTCCAGTTGCTTGTCAGTTCCCACTGATAAACCATGTCCTTGGTAATGGTCATGAAGCAGGTAATCTCCACGTCATTCAGATCTTTCTTCTTGTATTCACGGGACAGGGCCACAAAATCCCCCTGGTCATTGAAGAAAGGGTAGAGCTTGTCGCCACGGAACGGAGACCAGATGGCACTCTTCAGACGGTATTCAGGTTTTGATTTGCCGAAGATTCCTGAAATCTTTCGTTTGAGCTTTGCCCAGAAGCCGTCATCCTTCACCACATACCAGTATTCGGCCACTTCCTGCTCGGCCAGCCATGCCCGGACTACTTTCTTGTTCTGGTATTTCAACTTGTTTTTCTTGAACACCTGCTTCAATGTGGAAAGAAGGATTTCTTCCGACTGGTCCGGCTGGCAATCAAGGACCGGTTCTGTTCCAACGGTGAAGGCAGTCTGAATGTTCACGATGTCCTGCTCGATAGGAAGAGCAATCCTGTTTGGGTCAACTTCTTTCCTGACCGCCGGCTCAACATATTCTTTCCTGGTTGTCGGGTCTGTAATCCGTTTCTCAGGCTGGGTAGTGATTTTGATTTTCGGGTATTTCTCTTCATCTATCACTATCTCGTGCTTGTTCGGATTCCAGTCGTTGTAAAGAGCGTGAGCGTTTGGTTGCTCGGTCTTTCGTCCTTTTTTCAGATAGTAGATTTTTCTCTCTACTTCCGGCATAGCTAAAATTTCTTCTATAGTCATATCTCAAAGTTTAATGTCCAAATATTCCTGAAACGTCTTTGGGTTTCATAATTCTACCGAGAAGTTCTCACAGCACATAGTAGCGTGCAGCATCTATGCCATGATTATCATGGTCTTCAGGTTCGTTGATGTAGTTTCCATCCTTATCCTTTGCCCATACATAGTTTCTGAACTCCCTCTGCAGGTTATAAGAACGCTTGGTGATGAATATTTCCATTCCCTGCATCTTGTCAATACCGGCATTGACAGAACCTTGTCCTTTCTCTACCGCGTATATTTTAATCCCTCCGTTATGAATTTCCTGGATGAGTCGCGGGTCCGCACTGTCGGCAATCACTCTCAAATTCCACGGACGTAGCGTCTTTATAATATCCCCAGATAATAATCCAGTTCTATAATCCACTTCATCCAAATAAAGCGCATTGTCAATGATTCCACATCGGATAGCTGCTGTAGGGTCATTGGTATAACCAAAGTCTAATCCGATTCCAACTTTCTTACACCACATCGGGAATTCATCCACGATGCCCCATTTCTTGAACACGGCACCTTCGGCCACGTCAGCCCATCGGCCGATAACGACATGAGCATATTTCTCCGGGTTCTTCTCTTTCATTTCTTCAACCTCTCTCAGAAACTCAGGAGATAAGTTTGCTATATTGTCGAAATAAGTCGTATGAATATGTAGAACATTCGGATGGGTGGAAATCTGTACCTGGACGCCGTCAATATCCACCAGCCGATGAGTATTCTCGATGTATTTCTTGTAGATGAAATGGTTCGAATCGCATGGATTCATAATTATGATAATCCGGTTCTGGATTCCCTTCTTACGGATGGAGAGCATAATCTTGTCAAACTCTTCCTCACTGGTCCATTCCTCTGCTTCATCACAGACAAAGGTGGTGATACCCTGAATTGATTTCAACTTTGCCGTCTGATTCCCGGAAGAAGTCTTGATACCCCGGAACATGATACGACTGCCGGTCATCCGATTTACGATGTCCGTCTTGGTGGTCTTGAAATACTTCGTTGTTCCATCCAAATCTATCTTTTCCATCATCTCTGGAATGATAGACATGCCGGCTGACACCATCGTATAACGGGTATAAAGAATCTGATGGACAATCTTCTCTGTGGGAGTCATTTCGAATGTCAATCTCTCTATGAAGGTGGAAGCATTGAAAGACTTCCCCGAACCACGACCACCGGTAATGAGAATGATAAACTTCTCGCTATCGGTATATAGCGGATGATATATCGTTTGGGGTACAATCATTTCAGTTTGTCTTTAATCCATGAGTCAATAGAAATTCCGTGGTCAATATCCTTTGGAATATCTGCATCTTCGTCCTGACGGCGTTCAACATTCCTCCATTCATCGTCGTGATGATATAGCCAGACAGACATTGCCTGAAGGTTGGGAGCCAGCTCGCTTTCACTTACCTGAAGCTCTTCTTCGCCGGTCAGGTTTCCGTCCTGGTCTTTCAGCTTTCTTACTACAGTACTCTTGGTCTTGATACCGCCCAAAGCTACAGCAAGGAACTTGGCACGTACAGCTGCAGTGATGGTCGCACGCCCGCGCGCTAATACTTCGCATAATTCAGAGTGCTCATTCTTCTTCTCACAAAACGTTTGGGGAGCCAAGCCTAACGCAAAAGCGATTTCTCTGTCCGTGAATCCCTTTTTGGCATACGTCTCCACCTGAGAGAGGAATTCCTCACTCTTGTAATCGAATTTGGGCTTTCGTCCTGTATGTTTGCTTTTTTGAGATTCACTTTTCATAATTAATCATCCGTTATTGTTACCCATATAAATGCGGCGAGAAACAGGCTTATCACCATAAATATCAATTCCTCTCTTTGAGAAATAGCTATCTATCCTGGCCGCATATCTTTCCATTATAGACTTCGTTCTGTCTCTTATACTTCTTTGTCTGTCTGTACCAAGCCCGTATTGCCTTCCGGCGTTGTACATTATTCGTCTTGACTGTTGATACAACTGACTATATGTTTTTCTTCTGACTCGGCTTTCCTCCTAAAATTTCATGTTGTCATTCAATTCTTTCTATCTGTTCATCGAATACCTCACCCTTGATAAACTTGGAGTAGGGGTCGTAACCGAACCTTTCACAGAAGGCTGCTTTAGCTTCGAACGTGTCAAAGGAAAGCATCAGATAAGCGTCCATATCCTGTGCCTGTTTCTGGGCTGCATTCTTCACCTGCTGCTTTACTTCTTTCATGTGAGCTACCTTTTCAGCTCTTTCCATCTGCTTGGCGGCTTTCTCAGCTTCTTTCTGTTCGGTGACTGGTGCCATCATATCCTCCAAAGCATCGGCAACAGAACTTTCTTCTTCTGTCTGGAGAAGAAAGTCACAGCCTATCATATTCAAATCAGCGGCCGTTAATCCAGCATCCTGGTAATCTATATCCGGAACCAACCGGGCCAAAGCATCATAATCCCATGAACCTTGCGCGTTAGGATTGTTCATCAGGATGTTCAATTCCTTTTCCTGCTTTTCGTCTACATCAATGACATCGACGCGGATTCTGTAGTCGTTTTCCGGAAACTTCTGCAGTTCATCCATCACGCTCAGACGCTGGTGACCGGATACGACAGTAAGGCCAGTCCGTTTGTTGACTACAATACCACCGACCAAACCGAACTTCTTGATGCCCCGCTTCAATGTCTTACGGGATTCCTCAGACAGTTTCCTGGGGTTATAATCAGCGAAGTGAATGGCGGAACGATTAAGTTCCACCGATTCACTCTTAATGTATTTGCTTAGTTCCATATTAGCCATTACTTAAACCTACTCCTGCAGCCTTGTGCATGTTTTCTGCAGCCCTTGAAATTCTACGAAATTGAGAATCTGTCGTTGCTCTGCTTCTTAATGCCTGAGAACGATTAAGAATAGCAACCTGTTGTCGATTATATCCATAACCAGACATTATGTTTTGAGCTGTATAGGGATTGCCTAAATAACTCATAGTCCTATTTGATATTCTGCTTCTGACTCTGCATTCCTCCTATTAATTTTGTTTGTTATTATGCTCCCAAAGGATTCTTTCAGCCATCGGAAACACTTTGTAAATTCTCTGTAAATCCTGTGGGTAATTTTTCTCCAGCCATAGCATACAATCCAAGTTAAAACCTACACCCGAACTGGCTTTGAGTGAATATCTAACTGGTTCAGGTAGCCCGTTCTGTCTCATGTAGGATAGAATATCTTTCTGCTTCCAGTCGGCCAAAGGATAACACAAGCCATTGTTCTCATACCCGTTAGCTTCATAACCTTTCAGCATTAAACGCCGATTCATACCGTCCGCTTTCTTCATGCCTAAGAAAGTATAATACAGCCCGTATTTAAGCTGCATAGCTTTCACTACATCGGCAAGTTTAAGTAGTTTAATCTTTGGATTTGCCACACAATACATACCACCACGAAGAATGTAAGTAAGATTCCAGTGTGGCACCTGTACAAACTCGATTTTGGGATATTTAGCTTTTACCCAACCTATCCACCTTTCAATATGCTCTAAACCTTTGACAAAATACATGAACACACAGACTATTCTGTCGAACCTTGGATATATCATGTCAAGTAAAACCAAAGAATCTTTACCCAAGGACAAAAACAGCAAAGCCCCGTCAGTCTTCTGTCTGACGAGGTCAATATGGCTGTATGTCCTTGCTTGCAGTGTCATTATCCGCCACTCATGCCAAGTCCTGTGCGGACGTTATAATACTGCTGTCTTCGGGTGATAAATCTGC